TCAGTGCGATGCCTGGGCAGACTGGGTTAAGTCTTCAGCGAGCGCTTGGAGTTGCTGCTCGCGGCTGTGAATGAGTTGGTGAAGGGCTCTGCGCTCCTGGCGCGCCAGCTCGGACAAGGCGACGATTCGGTGCTGATCTGCCATCGACGGCACACCCAGAGTGAGCGACTCAAGCACCGGCCGACGAATGCTGAGCTGGCTGCTGCCCTCCGCCGATTGCTGGAGCTGTCGCTGAAATGGCGGCTGGTTGATCTGCCATGCCAGAAAGGCGGGCAGCAGCGGCACATGAGGCGCCACCTGGAGATGAAAAAAGTGCGGACTGCAAACGGCCGGGCTGGGAGGCGCGTCGATGCAGACAGCGTAAAAGCGCACACCTTTGGAGACGAAGAGCACATCACCGGCCTTCAGCCAGTCGGGCTGCTTTCGACTCACTAAGGAGGTGCGGATCACGTCAGTCCAGTTCACCCCGCATTCGGAATCAACATCCTTCATCTGCACAACCATGGCGTTGCCTTCGACCGATTCGTCGATGGAGCCACGAAAGGGATGGCCCGACCTGACGTCAACGGCATCCCCAAGCGGGAAAAATTTAGCATCAATTGGCATGATGCATTGAATTCTGCTTGACGTATTGAATTAATGCAAGCAGACTCCAAAAAATAATTGCATCAAGCTCAATGATGCAATTAAAAATGAGAGCGCATGTCAGGGAAGGTCGTCGTCAGCCAAGGGCGTCCGGTCTTGCCTGCCTTCTGCCATCGCAAGAAAGGCAGGCAGCTCAAAACTACAAATGAAAGGATTTCGACATGACTAGATGCACAGCGCCAGTACGTGGACATAGCTCAGCGGCCGCGGCCGCGGCCTGCCCTGCGTGCCGTCACCGCAGTAGCTACCGCTATGGCGGCTACGGCTCTTCCTACTCCTCGCCGAGCATCAGCGGCGCTAGCTATAGCAGCAGCGGTGGGGGCGGTGGTGGCAGGTCCAGCAGCAGTTCAAGGCCGCGCTGGTCGAGAGCGGGTTCGTCCGTGTCGTACACTCCTGCCCAAGTGCAGTCACTCACGCCAATCCGCCAAACCGTTGAGACGCGAGCAGCGGAGCAACCTGACCTTCGTGACGTCTTCCTGTGCCACGCGTGGGACGACCGGCAGGGGCCAGCCAAAGAGCTGCACGATTTGCTCGTGGCGGCTGGTGTCAAAGTTTGGTTCAGCGAGAAGGACCTGGGCCTCGGCGTGCCGATGATGCGCGCCATCGACAAGGGCTTAGCGAATTCGCGAATCGGGCTTGTGCTGGTGACCCCTGCGCTGCTGGCTCGCCTTCCAAAAGAGAGCGTCGCCGACAAAGAGCTTTCGGCACTCCTGGCGCGTAACCAGCTCGTTCCCATCGTGCACAATACAACGTATGAAGCTCTCCGCAATGTCAGCCCTTTGCTCGCCTCCCGAAGCGGCCTGGACACTGCAGAAGAATCTATGGGGATGGTCGCGGCAAAAATCGCCGAGCTGGTTGCTCTCTAGCTTTATTGCCCCCACAGTCGCTTTGACCGCTTTGTGTCGTTAAGCGACTCGCTGCCAAAGGACGGCGGCAGGGACGGGTCAAAAGTCAAACGCCCCCTCGAACACACGCGCCTGCTCGCAAGCGTGGACAGATGGCAGAGGCGTACACGTAGCACGTCAGAACGCCATCAGAACGAACCCGCCGCCGGCGGGTTTTTTTTCGTCTGGACAAGGCCGATGTGCTGGTCTTATCGACTCTCCTTTTCCCCTCGGGAAAATCAAGCATACGTCTGGGATCCCGCTCGACACAATGAAGTCTCTGGTGCTGCTAACCAGAAAACGAAACGAGCTTTCTGAACCAAACATAGGAATCCAGATGAAAACGCAAGCACAACTTTTCGCCCTGATCGCTAACGAAGCAACGCCGCTCGCTGACGCGTGGCAAGCGATCCAAGATCTTCAAACGCAGTTTGTCGAGCGTGTCGCGCGTATCGCGATCGAGCAGCGCACGAGCGTCGCGGTCCTGATGGACGAAGCGACGAAGCAAGCGAAACAACCGAAGCCGACGACCGAAGCGAAGCAGCCGGTCGAGCCGAAACAGATCGTGATCGATACAGACGCCACGCTGATCTCGACCGAACACGCTGCGCATCTGATGGGCATCTCGAAAAAGAGCATGTCGAACTACGGTTCGCCGTCGACTCGTGCTGCGTACAACTTCCCGGTTGAGCCGCAGAGAGTCGGCGGCCGTGTGATGTGGGATCGCGCTGCGATCGAAGCGCTGGTCGGGGAACGCGCCGCTACTCAAAACAACGCGTAATTCCAGGGGCGGGCTGGCCCTGCCAGCCGCCTGTTTCATACGCTGAAGGAACTTTGATCTGGTAACGAAAGTAAGGGAATCGAATCATGTACACACCGAACATCATGACGCTTGTCGTCATCGCGCTTTACCTGCTACCCGCGATCGTCGCGACGTTTCGCAAGCATCACAACACGACCGCGATCTCGGTCCTCAACGTCCTGCTCGGCTGGACTGTACTCGGCTGGATCGGCTCGCTTGTCTGGGCCAGTACCAATCCCGCTTGCAACACTCGGGAGCGGACATGAGCAAGATCGAACTGAGCGGCGACGCGCGCCGGATGTACGACGCGCTCAAGGCGATGTGCGAGCCGCACGATAACGGCGTGTATCTCGATCTTGCCGAATCGCTCGCTGAAATCTACGGCGCACGATCGCGCACTGCCTGCGATGAACTGGAACGCGCAGGCCTGATCGTGCGATACGAGACCTATATCACGATCAATTGCAACACCTGGATGGAAGACTGATGAAGATCACACGTAACGAAGTCCCGCCGACCGCGCGTCTCGCGTTCCTGCCGAAGTTTTTCGAAGCGCGTCTGATGATGCGCGCCGAAGCGATGGTCTATGACCAGGCCGGGATCATGTCGGCCGACTATAACGGCGGGCTCTGGACGTTCTACACGCTATCGAACGGCGGCTTTTATCTGGCGCCCGAGACGGACAAGCGCTTCACGGTGTACGTCCCGGGTAACGACTACGAAGGCGAGGTCAGCGCGGACGCGTTCGGCGTGATCGTCACGCTGTTCGTGCTGGGCTCGCTCGTCTGGATCGACGACGAAGCGCTGCGCGAGAAGTTCAGCGATCACTATCACCAGCTGCGCGATTACGCGAAGGACCACGACGAAGCGGGCGCGATCTTTCGCGCGATCGACTGAGGGGGAACTAGGGAAGTTGGAAAGATCGGCACGCCTACGCGTGCCATTTTTTTTGGCTCGCCGCGGCGGGCTTTGTCGTTTCTGGACGTCGCCGGCGCGCGACGCTACAATCGATCCCGTTCGCTTGTTCCCCTCGGTCGAGCGAATACGTTGTCAGATCGGCCCGCCGCCCGGCGGGCTTTTTTTCGTCTGGATCTCGCGCGGCGGCCGCGGCGAAGTCGCGGACACGCCGCCGGCTCGCCAGAATCGCCGCCGTGACGTCCGCGCCGGCCGGCCGCTATGCTCGTAGCGGCTCGATCGCGCAGGCGCGTTCTGGCGCGTTCTGGCCAGTTCGCCGCATCTAGCGCTCGCTCGCCTGCGGTCCGTCGAGTTCGCGCAGTTCGATCGTGCCTGGCACGTCGCGACTCTCGATCAGACGTTCGTCGCCTGATTCGAGGATCAGGTCGTCGGACTCGTCGTGATCAACGATGACCCGGATCGGGTTGTCGGAGTCGTTGTAGATACTGATCCGCATTGTTCTGCTCCCTTACCAATGGTCGCGACGACGAAGTGAGATCGCTATCCGCGCCCTCGATATCGCGCACGTTGTCGTGGTCGCCGGTCACGAGAACGAGCGTACAGCCGCCGAGTGCGAGAACGTCCGCGATCAGCAGCGCGCCGACGATCACGATCACGACCACGAGCGCGAGCTTTAGCGCGATCGCTTTCATCCCTTCGGTCGCTTCGGCCAGACCGCGTTAAACGGGAAGTCCGGTTGCTGCGGCCAGTCGCGCAACGCTTGCCGATAGACCTTCCACTCGTCGACGCTTTTCGTAAAGCCCTCGGGCGCATCGGTTGGGATCGCAACGAAATGGTCGGTATTCCGAAGCGCTTCATTGCGAAGCGAGCGGATGAAGCGTGATCGAATCCTTTCCTCATTCGCGTAGAAGTGCGCATGCACGTCTTCATCTTTCGGCTTCGGAATAGTCGTCGTGCGCCATTGGTGAATGTAGGGCAAGCCCGCTTGAAGACCGGTAGCCCCGTCGATCGGATGCGCGGTGAGAAAGTCATAGGCACTCTTCAATTGCGGCGAGTACATATCAACAATGGTGAGTGCCATGAGTTCATGCGTATAGCCTTGAAGATCGAAGTCGGTTTGCATGATGAGTGCCCCTTAAGCATTGCGTTGCCAAATAACGCGGGGGTAAATGCGATTGATGTCGGTACTCGTAGTCACGCGCACACCTTCCATCACCCAGGGGTTAGAGCTATCAACGGTATTTTGTCCACCCATTGCCGAAGCAAGTTCATTAATGCCGCTATTCCATTGAACCTGTGCGCCATTCGGTGCCTTGGTGTTCGCGTGGTTCACAAGAGCAACGTTCATGTCGGACAGCCATCCGCCATACCACTGCATCCAGACGTTCCCGTCGTTCCCGTATCGCCCGCCGCCAATGTTCGTGAAGAGGGTGCCCGCATCATCGATCGTCCACGGGACGTTGTTATAGGCACTGTTGACCAGTTCGAGACCGCCCCCGCCGGCGCGGCCCCGGATATACATGCACGAACCGTCCGTACTGACCATCGCAATCTCGCCGTACGAGCCGGCCTGCCTCATATTCACGCGGCCGTAGATATTCGCGCCGCCCGACTGGATATCCAGCCCGCCGCGCGCGTTGCAACGTCCATCGTCGCCGACCTGAAAATTCCACGCGGTCAGCGCTGCGTTCACGAAGCCCATACCTGAGCCCGCCTGTCCCGCAGCGCCGTATGAACCCATGTAGCCGTACCACGCCTGGGAGGCGTTCTTGAACATGATGTTGGCACCCTGCAATAGCAACGATCCGGTCATCGTGTCGCCGGTCTTCAGTACACACTTGCCGGCCTCGGCCGCGATCTGCGTGCGGAGGTCTCCGAGGAAGTCATCAAGCGGCCCGATATCGATCCATCCATCGTTCGCATTGGTGCGGCGCTTCAGGCGGTTCGCGGTCGTGTCGCCCCACATCATGCCGGGGTACAACTCGGTCGGCTCGGTCGGCCCGCAGTTGTCTCCGATCATCGCGAGAATGATCACGTTAAGCTGCGTGCGCATGTCCAGACCGGACGGATGCGCAGGGACCTGATAGGAGGTGGGTTGCGTCATGGTGTACTCGCTTTCTGGAGTTTAGGTCCGATACGTTCGCGCATCGATATCACTGCCGGCGTATCGAAGCGCATAAGTGCTGCGTAGCCCAGGTGGGCGAGACCGATATGCTCGTAGCCATAGCCGCGGGCAATCCAGTCACAGGTCTTCGCGACGGGCGACCCGTCCGAGGTCTGGAACTGGATGCGGAAGCCGTTAGCCGACTGCTGATCGATCAGCCACTTGTCGCCCGTCTGCAAGCCCTGCGCGATGATCGCGATCGCAGGTGCGTCCTTGAATGGCACGCTGAACGTGATCACGCTACCGCCTACCGCGATCGTGACGTTGTTGCGCGACTCCATACGATCAGGCACATCGACGGTCACGCCGAGGTCCGTGATACCGATGCCCTGCGTATCGTCCTTTACGTGCAGCACGCACTGGAAGCGCGCAGCACGGAAGGTCAGATCGGCGGCGACGAGTCGCACGTACGGGCTCCAGTCTTCGTCGGCCCCGGTAGTGGGGTCGACGTTCGTGAGTGAGGCGAGCACCATCGCGCCGCCTTCGTCGATCTTGGTTCCGTCGACATCGAGCACCTCGTCCCAATCGGGCCACGTGTCGACATCGTTGAAGAAGTCATACGCTGCGCCTTCGACGTATGAAGTGCAGCGCACGGTGTAGACATTGCCGAGGTCGATCACATGGTCGAAGTAGTACTCGCCGGTCGTCGATATGGCAAAGCCGTGCTCGTCCTGCGACAGGTACAGCACGCCGGTCCGCACTTCGGTATAGACCTTCTCGCCGGCGAAGGCCGGGTTCTGCTTCATGTCCTCCACGAGGTTGTAGTCACGCAGCGGCCCGGTCGTGCTGATCACGAGCGCGGCGTTCTGTGAGTACTTCTCCGACGAGTTCATGAACTTGGCGAAGTAGCTGCCCTTCATGAGTGGCACGAAGCCGTTTGTCATGCCGCCCGAGAAGCGTGTGATCTCGCTGGCTTCTTCCCACGAGACCTCGGATGACATGCGCGTGGAGAAGCGGATCACGACCTGGCCGCCGACGATCACATCGAGCGAGGCGGACTGTATCCACTGCAGGTTGGCCGCGTCGTTATAGATGTCCAGCTGGAAGCCGCTCACGTCATCGGGCGGCTGGCTCAGCGCCAGCAGTTCGATGGTCACTGTGGCCGGGACACTGCGGATACCGAGCGAGTTGATCGCCCACACGGTAAAGGTCCATATGCCTTCCCGCGTGGGCTGGACGTCGATGCTGTTCATGAACGCTTCGACGTATACGGGCGAGTCCGATTCGAACTGGTATGCGACGGCATAGCGCACCGCGCCGAGCGGCGCGAGCCATGAGAAGGTCGCACGCGCGCCGACGATGACCGGGTTGATCTGATACTTCGACTCGGTCACGACCAGTTCCGTACAGGGACCAATCGAGAACGGATCAATAATCCCCGTCGGGATCCGTTCGAGCTTCAGATCATTCTCGATTGCGCCGAACTTGTCGGGCCGGTACGCGACCCCCTGAACCTCGACGTTTCCATCCTCGTCCTCGTTCACGCCGATGCAGCGCCATTGCTCGTTGACCGCGTTGCTCGCCGAGATCGACCAGACGCCCATGCGCTCGGGCTCCATGCGCAAGTTTTCCGCGAGCACAATGTCGTCGGTCGTGACGTTGCCCGGGGTGATCAGAGCGACGCGCTGCAGCGTCCCGTCCGGTAGCAGGACGCCTACGGTATAGGACGCGTTCGCGTTGAACGTCACGGGCGCGTCGAGCTTCAGACGATCGACCGTCGCCGCGAGCAGACGCCCGCCTGTGCGATAGCCCGCGCGCGTCTCGTCAGCCGTGAGGAACACGTCGCCGGGGCGCGCGAAGGCGGCATTGATACCGGTCTTGAAGGCGACCGTCTCGGAAAGCATCTGCTCGGTCAGCAGCAGCCAGCGGCCGACGCGATGCGCCTGGCCGCGCGATGTACAGCCGATCGCGACGACCGCAGCCTCGCGTATGCCCCACCGTTCGATTGCGTCGCGATCCTCGACGTACTCGATCTCCTGCTGGCAGCGGTTCGCGCGATTGGTCCACGTCACGAGCGCGACCGTATGGCGCTGGTTCAGCGGCGTCCCGGTGTAGATGAACGAACCGTCGATCACGTTCGCGGCCGTGTAGGTCATGACCGGATCCGCGGGCATGTCGGCCGAGACGGTCAGCATCCCGCCGGCCCAGAAGATCATGCCGTTGAAGATCGCCGCGATCTGCTGGAGCAGCGTGATCGCATCCTCGCGGGTCTGGAAATAGACGCTGCACGTATAGCGCGGCTCCCAGCCGCCGAAGCCATCGGGCACAAGTCCATCGCAGTACTGGCTGATCGCGTACAGCGTCCACTTGTCGATCATCTGGTCCGTGACATAGCCGCCGAGACCAAAGCGCGCGGTCGTCGCGAGGTCGAACAGAATCCAGGCGGGGTTGTCGGTCCAGGCGATCTGGAATGTTCCGTCCCAGTTCCCGCTATAGGTGCGCGCGATCGGATCGTAGTTCGCCGGGATACGGATGCGGCGAAGTTTCATATCGAAGGAGAGCTTCGGGATCTGACGGAACGTGCTCGCGTCGATCTGTACGCCGACGATCGCCGAGTACGGGTACGTCATGTTTGAGTCGACGATCTCGGTCATCGTCTCCCACTGGAACGCGTCCACGAGATACGCGGTCGTCGAGTCCGGTGTGAGACGTCGCACGCGGATATCGTACGTGCCACCGGTCGCGCCGAAGCGCGCGAGACTGATGCGATAGCTGCGCTGGTAGCGGCTCGATGTCTTGCCGACGATTGTGTCGACGTACATCTGCTGGAAGCCGCCGCCGTCCTTCTGGACGTCGATCGCCAGCTGCACCGTAACGCCAGTCACGTCGCCGGTTTTCGTATCGGTGTTCGACAGCGCGGGAAAGCCGAGCGTCACGCGCACCGCGTTGAGGTTCGGATTCGTGACGCTGCGGATGACAGGCGCCGCTGTCGTCACGCCCACGCCGACGGTCGTCTCGCTCTCGGTGGCCGAGAAGCCTGTGATCGGCGCCTGCGTCGCGCTGCCTGTACGCCACTCGATACCGGCCCCGACAAAATTCCATGTACCGTCCGCGTTCGCGAGCGGCGTGTCGTCGACATAGATCCCCTGCGGCCCGCCGACGATCTCCTCGACTTCGCCCTCACAGATCAGATTGATGACGCGCGCGTACTGCGTCGAGCGCAGCGAGTCCGGCGCTTCGACGGGCGAACTCGCGCTGCCGCCGCCGCCCTTGCCGCCACCGCCGCCGGCGCCCGCTACGGGAACGAGATCGCGATGTCCCATCAGTTCACCAGGATCTCGTTATTGGTCGAGAAGCCGACGCTCACGATCGCCGAGCCGACCAGCAGCCGGCCGTATCCGAGCGGCACAGGTCCACCCTGGCCCATCGTGTTGACCGCGCCATCGAACGCGAGACTCGGCTGGTTGTCCGCTTTCTCGGGCGTCGCCGTCGCGGCGGGGCGCGGCGCGAGTAGTTGCGCGATACCGGACAGCGCGAGCGATACGCCGAGGCTGATCATCGCGGCCCCGACCACAGGCACGAACACGCCGACCACCGCGATCGCTATGCCCGCGAGGATCTTGCCGTACGAGCCCGCGCCGCGCACGAGCGGAACGACCTTGAGCACACCGCGCACGAGCGGATAGTGCAGATCGTTCTCGTCGTAGTCCTGGTGCTGGCCGCGCACGAGAAACGATCGCGTGGCGTACTCGCGGAAATAGCCGCGCAGTCCGGGAAGCTGGATCATCAGCGCGTGCAACGCTTCGCGCGGCGAACGAACCTCGAGCGACCACTCGCGACCGAAGCGGCGGCGCAGATCGCCGTAAAACCTTACCGTGATCATGACGGGTCTCCCGTATCGAGCAGCGCGCGATGACGTAGCACGGCGGTCGTGCGGCGCTGGTAGAACTCCTGCAATACCTCGCGGCGCGATAGCTGGTCGATCAGGTGATGCAGGATCACGTTCGCGCCCATGTAGACCGCCATGTGATTGTCGCGACGCGCGCGGATACGCATGAGCAGGAGATCGTGCTCGCGCAGTTCGCCGATCGCTACCGCGTCGAGCGGGCCCTGATGGACGACGACGAAGCCCTCGCGCGCGAAGTTCTCGCGGTACAGATCAGGACCGTCCTCGTCGTCCCACCAGCCGAAGCGCCGCGGATAGTCGTTCAGTGCGATGCCGAGTTCGTGCGCGTACCAGTCGCGCACGATCCCGTAGCAGTCATGCACGCCATGAACGAACGCGCGCCCGACGAAGGGCGCGATATACGGCTCGGGCTCGTTGATCGTGAAAGAGCCGACAGGGTGATTGACAATGATCCACGGCAGGCCGGTGCGCGCCATCGACTCGCGGTCCGCGTCGGTCGGCGTGGGCGGTGTGAAAACGTGCGAGTGCGCGTACGCGACGATCTCGCCCGTATCTTCGGCGTGGGCGTGATCGACGGGATCGATCATGAACTGGTCGACGTCATGCGCGAGGTTGCGACAGGGCATGTACTGCAGCGCGCCGTCCTGCTTGCGCACGACCAGTCCGCAGCACTCGCGCGGCGCCTGCGCGCCGGCGTGTAGCTGGATCATCGGAAGTACGGAACTGAAGTCTTCCATCCTGTATCTCCTCACCTGTAAGCGGACGCGCCGGGGAACGCACCGAACGGGAGCCAGCCGTTCTGACCGAAGCGGCACTTGCACGAGACGAGCCGCTTGCCGCACACGTCCTGACTCGGGTCACTGGTCGGGATGTCGTTCCCGTCCGCGACAGGACCGCCGGCATAGCCGCAGCCGTCGCCGCGATACTGCCAGGGGCACGAGTTGCGGATGATCTGCCGGCGGGGTAGCTGCTGGCCCTGCGTATCGAACGCGACGGCCAGTTCGAACTCGACCGTTTGCGGGTCCTCGTGGGTCTTCTGGTTGATGAAGAACAGATCGTCGGGGAAGTACGCGTCGGGATCTGCGTCGGGATTGACGCCATCCGGGAAGTTGACCGCGTCGAGGTAGCGCAGCAACGTACGCCGCCGCGAGACGCGCGCGCCCACGAGATCGCTGTACAGACGGCACAACGCGCTGATGATGCCGGTGAGATTGGAGACCGCGAAGCGCGGACGCGGGAGCGGTCCCGTTCCCTTCATCTCGAAGCCCGTCGCCGAGACGGGATAGCGCTGGTACGTCACGCCCTGCCAGACGACATCGCCGCCTGTCCATGTCGTGCCCGGATGAAAGTAGATGTTCGGCTCCTTGAAGCGCGACAGGTCGAGCACGAACATGATGATCTCCGCGCCGGGATCAAGGGACTGCGATACGCCCTGAATTGTGCTCATACGTGGACCTGCTGGAATTTGGCGCTGACGTTCATCGCGCGCGCGCCGTCGAGCAGCATGTCGCCGTAGTTCCACGACCACGAAGGACAGATGATGTCGAGCACGGTCGACGTGCGCGGCGGCGTCCAGTTGAACACGTCGACGCCGTTACGCGCCGAGAGAAAGTCGAGTACGTCCGCGGCCTTCGTCTCGGTGAGGTTGTTTAGCTGCACGCTCCAGATCTGGTCCTGCGTGTTGATACCGGCCGGCCGGCGCTGCGTGTAGCCGTCGCCTAGCTGCGAGGCGCGTACGCGCGGCTCAAGCTCGCACGATGCAGTCGTTACGCACCAGTCGAAGATCAGGCCGGTGGCGCGCGGCGTGAGCGACGCGAGTCTCTGCATCCAGACATCAAAGGGCGTGGTCATGATGCGAGCAGTCCTCCGGTCCGTTTCTCGGTGGCGATGACCTGTCGCACGATCATCGCGATACGCTTCGCCAGTTCGACCGCCTTCGAGCCGTCAGCGTCCGCGCCCGTCTCGCCCGTCTGCGTGTTCACGTTGATCACGATCGACGTCGAGCCGTCGCTCGTTCCTGTCGTGATACGCCCGGGTACGTTGGGCACGAAGTACTCGCCACGTAGCGGCGTCTCGTTGATCGAGTAGTACTGTCCCGGCGAGACGGGACCGCCCGCCATCCGGTTCCCGCCGAAGGCGCTCATGATCGCGGCGAGGAATCCGCCGGCGCTGCCGCTCGTCGCGCCTGCGCTGATCCCCCCAATAAGCGGCTCAAACACGTTTTTGTAGACCAGCATCTTCGCGATGTCCTTCAGCATCGACGAGACCATCTCGCTAAAGCTCTGCGCGGTCTTGTCGGTCGCGAACATGAATTCGACCAGCGCGTCGGACGACTGCTTGCCGAAGCCATCGATCGCCTGTTTCAGATCGTCGAGTGTCGTCCTGCCTTTCTTTCCCGCATCGATCATCTTGTCGGCCGCTTGCTGCTGGAGCTTGGCGAACTCGTCGGCCGTGATCATTCCTTCGTTCTGCGCAGCGATCAGCTTTTCGATCGTGCGTACGTACTCGCGCGTCGGGTCGATCGAGTCCAGTTCCGAATTCGAGAAGTCCTGCAACGACTTCACAGTCGCGTCGAGTTCCTTCTGTGCATCATCGGCCGCCTTCGCGAGATCGTCCTGTGCCTTCTTTTGCGCCTCCTGTGCGGCGGCCAGCGCGAGCGATTGCTCCTTGATCGCGATCAGTTGCTGCTGCTGCTGTTTTGTGAACGTTAGAAACTTGGGATCGGTCAACAGCATCTGCATGTCGTCGCCGTTCGCGGTCGTGCGGCGAAGTTCTTCCTGCAACGCCTTGAGCATCTGGGCGTACTCGTCGACAGCCTGCTTGACTTTCTTTCCCGCCTTCGCGTTCGCGTCGAGCGCGGCCGAAAATTTCACGACCGGCTTGTCGTCCCAGCTTGCGGACGCGTTGCCGAAGTCGATCGGATTGTTCGCCATGTCGCGTTGCAATTTTTTCGCGTCGCCCATCTTCGTGACGAGCGCATCCATGTCGGCGTTCGACTTGTCCATCGCCGCCCGCGTGGTATCGAGCGCGGCCTTGAATTCGCCAGCGAAGAACTGTTTGGCCGCCGCGCCATAGCCCTGCAACTCGCGCCACGCGATACTGATCTCGCCGGCCAGCTGCGTGAGATCGATGATCAGGTCGCTGATGATCGTTCCGGCGCCGGTCAGCATGTCGTTCCACGCCGAGGTTTCCTGCTGCGAACTGAAGATCGCCGAGACCAGCGTATCGAGCGCGGGTGTTAGCTGCCGCGCGATCACGGCGAACGCGCCTTCGGAGACTTTCTGCAAACGGGTAAGGTCGTCGTTCAGAGCCTCCATCGCCGCGGCGGTCTGCGACGAGATGATCAGCCCGAGCTTTTCCGCTTCCTCGCGCGCGTCCTTCAATCCCTCCTTGCCGCCGTTCATCAGCGGGATAAGCGCCTGACCCTGCTTGCCAAAAAGCTGCGTCATCACCGCGGCCTTCTCGGCACCATCCGCGAAGCCCGATACGGCCTGTGCAATTTCTTCGAACGCCGCGCCCGGGTCCATGCTGCGAAGCTGCTGCGCGTTCAGACCCAGCGCCTTGAACGCGGCCGCGCTAGCCGACATCGGATCGCGCGATTCGAGCAGCGCCTTGTTCAGCCCCTTGAAGCCAACGGTCAGATCGTCAGTCGTGACGCCCGCGAACTCTGCCGCGTAGTTGAGCGCGGACAGTTCTTCGGTCGTCGTGCCGATACGCGCCGCGAGCTTGCCGAGTTCGTCGGCCTGATCGATTGCTGACTTGATCCCTTCCGCGAAGCCCCTCGCGAATTCCATCGCGTACTCGGCGCCCTGCATCACGGCGATGCTTTTGGCCGCGTTCTGGATGGACTTGAGCGACGAGATGATCGTATCGTTCGCTTTCTGCATGTCCCGCCGCAGATGCGCGACATCGGCGGCGAGATCGAAGATCAGCGTCCCGGCTGAAGCCATGATCTATTTCCCCCACGCTGCGATTTCATCCTCGACGCTCAGCGTCACGACGTTCTCGCTGACCGGATCCGAACCGAAGCCGAACAGCAGACTGGCCCACGTGAATAGCTCGTGCGAGTCCATGCGCGTTTCCACTTCCCCGGCCGTCATATGCAGGTGCGCAGCGACCGCATAGACGAGGCGAGTCACCGGGTCAGTCAGGCTTTTTTTGCGTCAGCGGGACGATGGCCGCACAGCAGCACCGCCTGATCGACGAGCGCACGCAGATCCGGCAGCGCGTGCGCCGGCAGACCCGCGATCGCCGCGACCGTGAAGCGCTCGCCGTTCGGACCGCGCGCCATCTCGCATAGCAGTTCGTAGCCGAAGTCTTCGGGATGCTCGTTGTTCAGGTGGGTCGAGATCTCGCGGAAGCGCTTGACGTTCATCGCGCGTAGCGTGACCGCGCCGAAGGAGTCGGACTCGATGACCGTTTCCTTCGGCTGCACAACAAAGATCTTTTCGCGAGTGGGCGATACAAGGCGATCGTTCATGTCGGGTCTCCTATGCAACGTCCACGGTGCCAGCCGGCACACCCGCGCCCGGTACACCGGCCAGCGTCGGCGTAACCATCACGGAATAGCTTCCGGCCGCCGCGTAGTTATGCGGCGCGCTCAGCACGCTCACGCGCTCGACAGCCGTGCCGTCGCCCCAATCGACATCGAAGTAGTCGGCGGTCCCGTTCGACTCCGTGAGCACGAGCGTGACGTCGAGCGGCGCGGCACCAGAGAGCGGCGCGACGCTCGCGCCCAGCGAATACGGCGGCGCCTCGACCGTGACCGCGTTCTGTGCCTTGAAAGGCGCGGTCGCTTGTCCCGAGACCGTCGCGATTACGCTGGGCGTGTACGAGCCAGCCGTCAGGTACTGGTGCGACACAATCATGGTCGTGACCTGTTCGAGGGGCGACCCGTCTTTCCAGTTGATCGAGAAGCCCGTCGCGACGCCGCCGGCTTCGTTGAGCGTGAGCGTCACGTCGAGCGGAGCCTGTCCGGTCGTCGGCGACAGTACGGGGATCAGCACGTAATTCGCGGTCGCTTGCCCCGGCGGCATGGTCAGCACGTCCGGCCCTGTGATCTTCATCGTGCCCGCGCCCTGTACGGCCTGATCAACGCCGCCGGATTCATTGACGGACTGTACGATCACCGGCAGCGTACGCACCGCCTTGTTCTGATACACGACTTCGAACATGCGCGTTTTGCCGTCCCTCTGTGCGGCGCGCAGTTCCTGATAGTCGGGATCGGTCGGATCGATAAAGAAGTCGAACGTCAGCGTGCCCGGATCGCTGAAGCCCACGAGCGACGTTTTCGCGTCATCGCACAAGGTCGTCGTATCGATCGAGGCCGCGGCGTTCTCGTTGATCTGGTAGGACTTCGCGCAGACATCGACGTATGCGTGCAGCAGCCACGCAGCATTCGCACCGATCGGATCGGTCTCGCCCGAAGTATCGCTTTGCGCGAGCGTCGCGGTCTTGGCCGTATAGTCGATGTTCTGCACGACCCATGACTTCAGATCGAGACTCGTCCAGCCCGTGCCGATCAGAAAGATCGACGCGCCGTTACGCAACTTCGACACGTCATCCAGCTGGATCACGCAGGGCTCGGACATCGATGCGCCATTGACGAGACCCGTCCCATCGGCCGGCGCGTTGAGGTTTTCAAGATACATGCGCGTCTGAGCCGCGCTGATCGCTTTCTTCACGGTTGCACCTCGTCGGGTTCGTGATACCAGGTGGATAGAACGATACTCACGCGATGGATGCGCGTGTCCTGCTCATACATGTCCTGTCGGCCTTCGAGCAGCGGATCGCCGTCACAGGCATTGACCAGCGCGCATACACGCTTCCAGATCGCGAGCGCGTCCTGATGACTGCGCGCGTACGAGTCGATCCGGTAGTTCATGCGCGCGAGATCGACGCTGCCCGTCATGACGTTGTTCTCGGTGCCGTCGATCAGCGCATAGACGAGATAGGGCTCGGGCGTGCCTTGCGGCGCGAGCGCCTGGAATACGCGGGCGGGTAGCGCCTGATCGAGCAGCGCGAACAGTTGCTGTTCGGTCACGTTATGCTCCCCATACCCGGGCTGTACTTGACGCCGTGTTCCTTGCACCACTTCGCCATGCGCTTGTTCATCGTGTTGTTGAAGCGCTTGACCGCCTCGCTTCCCATCGAATCGGCGGCCGGTCTGAGGAACGGTTTCGCGGACATCTTCGACGTACCGAACTCGAGGAACCCGCCATAGAACGCATCGTCGCCATAGGGCTTCGTAACGCCGGACTTCACGGTCTTTCCCTTGACCTTGCCTTTTTTGATCATCACGTTCACGCGCGCGGCGAGCCCGGTTTTCTTCGAGCGTCCCCGCACCATCGCTTCTTCGAGCGTGTACGTGTAGCGCGCCGAGCGGCCGAAGTTGCGCAGCACGTTCTCGCGCGCCTGTTTCATGATCGGCATCGCGGCACCCATCAGCGCGCCGTAAAGCATCTGCCTCGATACCGCGTCAGGCAGAGTCTTCAGGAACTGTTCCATCTCGCGCAGTCCGTTGGCTTCGATGTTCACGTTCACGGCTGTCCTCCTTCGGTGATCACGCCGGCCGAACACAGGAGATGCAGTTCGCGCGTCAGCCCCTTGACCGGCATCGCGACGTCGATGCTGTAGATCGTCCCGTCGCCGGCGACAACGCGCGCCGTCGCGTCGACATCGGAACGCCAGCGGATGCGGATACGTGTCGTGATGCCCGCGCGAAACTCGCTCGACGCCATGTACTCGCGACCGCTGATCGCCTCGATCGCCGCCCATACGCGGGCGATCTCGGCCCACTGATCGACGATCACTTCGCCCGCATCGTTCTGGATGCGTAGCGGTCTCTGGATCGAGACGCGGTAGCGGAGTTTGCCGGCCTGCATCGTTTCGCTCCCTAGAGTCCGAACGTGATACGGAACGGATCGAGCAGCGCGACAGTGCGCGGATTGCGCTGCATCGCCGTGGACGACGACTGCGCCTCGCGGTTCTCGTATGCGTCGGCCGTCAGTTCCAGCATCGCGAGCACGAGATTCGCCGGGACCGTACCGCTCGCATAGCCGGCCGTATAGCTCGCATAGAACGCCTGTGCGGCCGGTAGCGGTTTGTTCGTGACGAGCATCGCGTTCATCTCGCCGTTGACGATGCGCGCGCCGTACTCATCGATATCGAGCACCGTCTCGGTGTCGTCGTCGACGACCTTCAGCGATTCGAGATCGAACGCGGGAAAGTCCGCCAGCACGAAGCCCCGACCATCCGCGAACAGGTCGCGCGTAACTGTCTCGCTACCGGGCACGGCGCGGATCGTGCGGCCGGTGTACTGCTCGGCCGTTTCGCGTCCGGCGGGGATGTAGACCTGTTCGATCAGTTCATCCTCGTCGGTCGTGTCGATCCGGCAGTGCGCCTTGGCGAGCGCGAGCGTGACGGGTTCGGGATAGTCGGGTGTGCTCATGGCTTTCGCTCCCTTACTTCTTCGGCGCGGCCGCTGCGGGCTTCGCAGCCGCTGCACCGCCGGCGGCGACGAGCGGACCGTACTGCCACGCACCGGGCGCGTACACCGAAGTCGTGAGCCGTTCCTCGACGAGGATCGTGACCATGTTGCGCCGGAAGTTGTCGGCGTCCTCGCGCGAGACTTCGACCGAGACCTGCTGACGATCCCAGATCATCGCCTGACTACCGTCGCCGCAAAGGAAGTTTCCTTCGGGGATCGAGTTCGTCTCGACAATGCCGAGGTTCCACAGACGCGGCGGTACAGGCGCGAACGGATTGCCGCCCAGATACTCGCCGGTCGTGCTCTTGAGCAGTTGCATCGCAGCCCAATCCATCGGGTGCAGCATCAGGACCGTGGTCGTGTAGTACGCGCCCTCGACCTCGGCCATCGCGAGACGAATGTTGTCCATGCCGTTCAGCGCTGGATCGGTCGGCGCGAACCTGTTGCAGATCGTCGTGATCCCTGTCAGGTGTCCAGCCGCGCCGTCGCCCTTGAGGATCTCGTTGTCCTCCTTGCGACGCAGGCCGTACGTCATGCGCATGTTCAGATACGACTGTAGCTGCGCTTCGTCGTCGAGCACCTGACGCGACGCGAGGATCCAGTGCGCGATCGTCACGACCGGCGCCTGTACCAGTTCGAACTGGAAGTCGCTCTGTCCCTTCAGCGCGCCCTCGGGCGTCTGATAGTCGGGGTTCTGCTGCGCCGAGCTTTCGCGCACGTACTCGACGAGATTCGAGGTCGTCTGGCCGACCGGGATCGAGTCACGTACCCAGACCTTGTTCATGCCGGGGGCGATGATGCCAGGCTTGCGATCGGGGGCGACCGGGACCTGATTCGCTCCGGTATCGCCGACGATCGGGCCGACCACCTTCAGTTGATCGGCTTCAAGGGTGATGCGCGCGCTGCGCGCGTTGCTGTTTCCCCTGAGTGCCTTGAACTGTTCCGACTTCACGAACACTTCGCCGATCGTTTCGGACTTCGTGTCGCGCCGTCCCTGTTCGGACAGGCCGGCCAGTTTCTGGCCGAGGTCGATCAGGTTCACGTCCTGTCCCTTGACCCGCTCGGCGAGCTTCGCCAGTTCTTCGCGGATCTCGGCGGCGGTCTTCGTCTGCGCGTCCTTGATCTCGCCGAAGGTCTCGTCGAGGGCGCGCTTGATTTCAGTCATGTCCATTTTTCAGGCTCCTATGCGGTCTTGAATGAGCGGATCATCGTTGCAATAGCAACGGCCTGTTCCTGCTCGCTCTTTGCTGCGTCGGTCGCTGTCGTCTCTTCCTGCGTCACGCAGGGATTTATCGCGCGCGCCTTTGCGATAAATGCTTTGGCTTCGACGCGGCTCATGCCTGCATCACGCAGGAATGCTTCCACGTCTGCGAGGGACTTCATTTCATCGGGATCAAAGTCCGATTTGAGCGAGCCGAGATTCGCTCGCGCGGACTTGTTCGCCGGACTGATAACCATCGAGATCTCCAGCAGATCGACGCGCGAGAGCGTGCGGATCTTGCCGTCCATGTCTGCGCCACCGGGTTGCACGCGATAGCCGATCGATACGCCGTCGAGCGCGCCGGCCTTCATGTGCTGATAGGTGTCATTGGCCATCGTCGCCCCGGGCGTGAGACGTCCGGTGAACTTGAGGCCGATGTCGTCCTCCTTGAGGTTCGACGCCTTGCCGATCAGGTTGTCCATCCAGTGGTTGAACAGCATCGGGACCTGATCGCGCTTGGCGATCGTTTCCTCGAAGGCGCCGGGCAGCATCATGTCGCCGTAGCTGTCGATGTTGCTGAACACCGATGCGTAGCCCTCGAAGCTACCTTTCGCGGTGCTATCGAACTTGAACTCGACTGTCGACAGAACGCAGCCGTGGTCGGTGTCTCCTGTGAGTTTGCGTGACATGGCGTTACTCCTTGATCGGTGCGTTCGGAACCTTGGCGGCCTGCTGGGTGCTGTTCGCGCTCGCGACTTTCGGCAGGTCCTGAAGGGGCGTGAGATTTAGCTGTACGGTCAGATCGTCGGCGCCCTCGCGCGCGTCGAGGTTTTCCTTGGCGCGTACCTCGTTGCGGGACATCAGTCCGTTCTGGACCATCGTCGAGTAATACGCGGCACGTCCCGCGCTATCTGCGCGTAGCAGGCTGTCGAGATTGAACTCGACATAGATGCGCGGCCGCTCGCTCGGCTTGACGACCCAGCGATTGAGCGACGCCTCGATCCGCTTGACGTAGGGATACAGCGTGAACGTGAGATATCCCTGGCCCATCGTTTCGATGCCGGTCCCGTAAGTCGTCTGTTTCTCGTGGGCGTTGACCATGAACGAAGGGACGCGGAACACGCGACAGATATCGTCGACGCTGAACTGCATCTGTTCCAGCATCTGCGCGTCGGCGGGCGTGATCGTCAGCTGCTGGTACTGCATACCCGCCTCGAGCACGAACAGCCGGGAGCCTGCATCGCCGCCGGCTTCAAGGTCCGCGAAGTTGTTACGCACGGCGGCGCGCTGCTCGGGCTTCAGGACGTGATCGATCATCAGCACGCCCGCGGGCTTGCCGCCCTTGATGTTGAATCGCGTGGCGTTCTCGTTGAGTGCCATCGCGTTCGCGACCGAGCGGCGCGCGTAGCCGAGCGGCGATAGTCCCTTCAGACCGTTACCCATCAATCGCGACTGGACGATCTGCTCGGGCCGGTACGGGATCTTCTCGCCGCCGTACGAGTATTCATAGCCGTACGAACCATCCTTGTTCTCGTTGATCATCATCTGCTGCGACGCCTTCGGCATGAGCGCGATACAGTCGCCCGACGCGTCGCGGATGATGCGGCTATAGCAGTTCCCGTCGATCGCGAGATTCATCGCCCACGACTCCAGCAGTTCGACGTTCGTCATGCGATCGTTCGGCGCGACGTTCAGCACGTAGTTGAGCGGATGGTCCTTTACAACGTTGCGACCGTTCGCGGTCTTTTCGTAGATGTTGACCGACAGTTCCCCGAGCGTTTCAGTGATCAGGCGTATGCAAGCCCAGACCGTCGAGACCTGCAGCGCGGCCTGATCGTTCACGGACACAAACGGCGTACCGGAAGGCGAGTTCATCTGTACGCCTGGAATGTCGGCATTGCCGCCCCAGAACCAGCCGCCGAACCATGTCAGCGCCTGATTGAATGCGCGCGCGACGCCCCACCCAGCGGGATTGGTCAGGCTCACTTCCATCTGGCGTTGCGGCGTGTTGTTGCGGATATCAGCCATAGCGGGTCCTATGCGGGCAAGACCGTGAGCGGGTTGTTCAGGAAGTCATCGAGGTCGGCGCCTGTGTCCTTGACGTGGTACGCGTAGCCGATTGCCATCACGAGCGCGACCGCGCCGTCGATCTTGCCGGTCGATTTGCGCTTGTTCAGGATGCGATTGTTTTTCCCGTCCGCTTCGACGACTGCGCTCGCCACGTTCCACCGCAGGCACGGATTGAACACGACACGCAGACGGCCATCGAGAATTAGCTGCTCGGTCAGTTCGATCGAGCGCGGCATCCACAGACCCGAGTCCATCGCCTTCGTATAGCCCTGGCCGTGCGGGATCAGCGGAATGTTCACGCCCGCTTCGTCGAGCTTGCCGATCAGATAGTCGATGCGCTTCGGGTCGAACGCGATGCCCTCGAAGTCGGCGATCGCCATCAGCGTTTCGATGTTGTCGACGATCGCGCCTTCGTCGATGGCCCGCTTGCCGATCGCGAACACGTAGCCGTTACGCGACCACTCGACGAGGTGCGTTTTCTGCAGTCGGTCGCGCTCGGTCATCGTCTCGGCCGGCGTGAAGATCTGCACGAACGCGTCGCACGTATCGTCCGCGTTGCGGCGCGCGACGGCCAGCGCGGTCAGGTCGCGCGTGCTGGACAGGTCGAGCCCGCCGTGTACCGTCGAGCCGCGGAAGTCTTCGACCGTCAGCGTCGACGACTCGCACGCGCGCCACAGATCGCCGTCGATCCACGGGTTCTCGGCGTCCACCCACTCGCAGAAGTTCAGGCGCCGCACGGTCGATTCAAGCGACGGCATCCCGCGCGCCTGCCGGACCTGTTCGTCGAGGTAGGACTTCTGGATCGTCTGGCCGAGCGACGGATTGACCTTGATCCAGCAGTCCTCGTTTTCGAACGGGTCTTCGCCTTCGTCGAGCGCGCAGACGTAGGCGAAGTACGAGTCGTCCTCAAGCTGCCGCGCGGCGATCTTGCAGCCGTACTCGTGCTTTTCATAGCAGAGCGTCGTGCGGTCGAAGCCGCTGTTGGTGATCATGAAGATCAGCGGCTGGCGACGTCCTTTCTTCCCGGCCTGCATCATGTCGATCACGGTACGGTCCTTGTGCTCGTGGACCTCGTCGATCAGCCCGCAGTGCGGGCGCGGTCCGCTCTGGCCGCTGCTGTCGCTCGCGATCGGCCGGAACCACGAACCCTTCGCGTAATAGGCCAGGTTGTTGCAGCGCTCGCCGCGCCCCGACTTGACCAGCCGCCGGTTCAGTTCGGGCGACAGGTCGACCATCGCGACAGCGTCGCGGAACAGGATCATCGCCTGATCGCGACGCGTGGCGGCTGCGTAGACTTCGGCGCGCATCTCGTCGTCGGCGACGAGCATGTACAGACCGACGCCCGCCGCGAGCGGAGACTTGCCACAACCCTTGCCGCCCTCGACATACGCTTCGCGAAAACGGCGCGTACCGTCCGCGCGCTTCCAGCCGAACAGCGATCCGACGATGAACGCTTCCCACGGCAGCAGCACGAACGGAACGCCCTCGAATTCGCCACCGTTCAGACACAGCACGTCCGCGAAGAAGTTGATCGCGCGCATCGCTGCGACGAGGTCCCACGACAGACCGCGCTCGTGACCGCGCGCGAGGTCATCGACGTGACGCCGGCAGGCGGCGCGCACGTGCGGGCCCGCGACGATCTTTCCTGAGATCACGTCGCGCGCGTACTGTGTCACCGGGTCAGAAGTAGCTTTCTTTCCGGTCGTTCGGGTTCGGGTCATCGGGCATCGCGGATAGTCGTGCGCGTGCGGCAGGACTCATGCCGAACTCGCTCGCGAAGCGGATCGCCATCAGCATCGCGCGGTTAGCCACACCGACCAGCGGGTTCTGTATCGCGTTCCCGTTGCTCGTTTTGATCATCAGCGCGCTCGTCAGCTTGTCGCGCGCTTTCATACGCTGGATCGATTCTTCGGCCTGCATCCAGCGCGAAACACACTGGCAGTACGCCGCGAGCGTGGTCCCGTCGATCGTCGTCAGCATCCCGATCGCGTCAAGCTCGGGCGTGATCCTGTCCCACTCCGCGAGCGCGTACGAGTCCAGATGCGCCGGCGGCTTGGGCACTCCGCGCCGCGGCTTGGGCTCGTTCTTCGGTATGGGCCGATGTCCGCGATTGCCCTCGATGATGCGCAGCGCGGTCGGCTTACGCGGATTCGACATGACGTTCCTCCACGGTGGCGAGCAGCTGGCGAACGTGCGCCGCGATCGCTCGCATGAACAGGGGCGGGACGCTGTTCCCGATCGCCGCCCATCGATCCTGAAAACTCCCACGCAGAACGAAGGAATCGGGAAAGGATCCCAGCCGCTTGAGTTCGGCGATCGTCGCGCGACGGTGCTCGCTCGGATGACACGCCTCGCATACGCCGCCCGCGCCACCGTTGCGCAGGATCGTCGGACTGACCTGATCGAAATCGAGCCGGTGCATGCCGTATAGCTGGCGGTTCGGGTGGTACTTGTCCGCGTACTCGCCGGGACTCATGCGATACAGGATCCGATGCACGAGTCGGCCCGTACCGAAGCGCGCCACGTTCAGTTCTTCGGGCTCGTTGATCACGCCGTGCCACGCCTCGCGCACCGTGACGCCACGCGCGAACAGAGGCTGCGGATGCGAGGGCACGACACCGAGCGCGGCGAGGTCGTTCCTGATCCCGACGAAGATCATTCGCGGCCGTGCCTGCGGGACGCCGTAGTGCGACGCGATCAGAACGCGCGCGCTGACCTGATAGCCCGTCGCCTTCAGTTCACGCAGGATGTCCGCGAAGATCAGCCGCATTTTCCCGATGACCATCCCGCGTACGTTCTCCATGACGAACGCCTTCGGCGCGAACGCTTTCAGCAGCCGTACATATTCGAGGAATAGCTGGTTGCGCTTGTCCTCGAATACGCGCCCGCCCGCGAGCGAGAAGCCCTGACACGGCGGCGACCCGTCGAATACGTCAAGCTCGCCCGGCGCCAGACGCGACAGACGCAGCGCGTCCGCGTCGCTCAGATCCGCGATGTCGCCGAGATGAAGCGGGACGTCTGGAAAGTTCGCCACGAATGACGCTGCCTGTTTCTCGTTCCACTCGACCACGAGCCTTTCCTCGAAGCCCGCCATCGAATAGCCGAGACTCGATCCGCCGCAGCCAGCGAACGTCGATACAACCGTCGGCGCGTCAATGCTTCGAGGCACGAGGTGATCGAGCCACGCTGATTCGAGTCGTTCCGCGTAGGCCATCGCATCACCTCGGGAACTTGTGGCCGCACTGCGGGCACTCGATCATCTTCACGGCGCCCGCCGCGCTCTCGTCGTACTCGACGCCTAGCTCGGGCAGTTCCGCGACGCATAGCGCGTCGATCTCGCCCACCGTGAAGCCCGTCAGCGACAGATCGAACGAGTCGCGCAGATCGGCCAGTTCAGCGCCTAGCATCTCGCGGTCCCACGCCGCGTTCTCTGCGAGCTTGTTGTCGGCGATGACGAACGCGCGGATCTTCCCGTCGCTCCAGCCGCGCGCGACCGTCACAGGCGCTTCGACGAGTCCGAGCTTCAGACCCGCGAGCACGCGGCCGTGTCCGGCGATGATCGTGTCGTCCTCGCTCACGAGGATCGGATGGACCCATCCCCACTCGCGCATCGATGCGGCGATCTGCGCGACCTGCGCGTCGCTATGCAATCGCGCGTTACGCGCGTACGGGACGAGCGACGCCAGCGCTCGACGTTCGACATTCCACGCGGGCCACGGAACGCCTGTGGGCGATTCTGGCTCGCCCGGGACCTGTTCCGGCTCGGCTACGCTCGCGCGCTTCGCGTTGCTGCTACGTGCCACGGTTCGACCCCCAAAGTTACAAATGCGTTTTTGAAAATAAAACAGGACGGGGGGTGCGGGGTGGGACCGGGTCAGAGTTTCGATCCGCCCCTGCCGCCGCGGCTGCGCCCGCGTCGCGCGGATCATCGTCGTCGCGGTGCCTCGATCGCGTTCCACGGATGACGCGAGTCAAGCGGATTGCCGTCCGCGTCGCAGCCAGCGGAGACGCCGCGCTTCTCTTCCCATTGCTTGGTCGAGTCGTGATGCGGCTTGCACAGCGACTGCAGATTCGACGGATCGAGGAACAGACGCAGACTGCCGCGGTGCGGTCGCTTGTGGTCGACGACCGTCGCGTCGGTGAACAGACCCTGTTCGAGGCACGTCACGCAGTGCGGATACTCGCGCAGATGTTCGCGCCGTAGCTTTCGCCATTGCGGCATTGCGTACAGCGCTGACCATTTGCCGGACATTGTTCTGCTCGCTCGATATCTACCCACCACATAGGACGAAGCCCGCAACCGGATCAACCGGCGCGGGCCTCGGTACTACCACTTGGCGCTTCTACGGAGTGACGCGAGCTGGTTGCACGCGCACGGATCTTGTCTGCGGTTATAGATCGGCTGATCGCTTATTGCAAGGGTTACAAGTGGAACGCAATCGTTAGCATTGCCACATATATTGTCCTCTAGTGTCCACGTATATCCGTGCGTATCTTTAGGCATCCTGCTATGTCAGTGACGATAGTCGACAGTCGGCGCGTACTCCTGCTGACGAATGCGTCCTTATCCTTTTTTAGCGAGGCTCAGTTCCGGATCCGGCTGGACGTAAGCCGTCGCGAGCGCGATGCGCGCGTTGCGTGCGATGTCGATCAGCGTGAGCGCGCTCGTACTCGTTTCGCCCATCTCGCCGATCAGACGCAACGCTTCGCGCAGTCGCTCGTTCTCGTATTGCAACGCCTTCAAGTGGGCGTGGTCGTATAGCTGCTGGGTACGTACTCGGGTATTCATGCAAATTCCGTGAGTGGGTCATAGGCTGGATCGAGCGCGAGCGCGAGTTGCTGCGCCTGCAACGACTCGACGACAATCTCGGCGCGCGGATTGATCGCGTCGATACCGTGAAAAACAAACTTCTGGCGAACCTGCCGATCGTTGCGATACACGCCGTGATAGACCAGTTCGCGGCACTCGACGCCCTTGCGGTTGATCGTGCGATAACGATCCTGCATCACGTCGAGGATCACGCTCTCGTCGAGATCCGGCCGTTCTGTCGCGTACCAGATCCGCAGCGTGACGCGCACAGTTCCTTCCATGCGAACGCGCGCCGCGGGCGGGATCTGCTTCAGGGCGTCGCGTTCGTAGTCGCGCGCCTTGTCGCTCTTGATCGACATCGGCCGGGTCTTGAGCGTGCCGTCGACCTTGCTGCGGATCTTGCGCGTAACGATCTCGCGGCTGTTCGCCTTCGATGCAGGTTCGCCCAGGAGCGTGAACGCGACGCGCATGATCAGCCCCACAGCGCCGGGTCGCTGGCGTTGAAACGCAGACGGCACTTCGACAGGCCGCGCTCGGCTTCGACGCGCACCGGGATCAGCCTGATCGCGGTACGCACGAGTCCATCGTCGACGAGCGCGATTGCGTAGTAGCCGATGTTCGCGGGTCTCGCGGGCAGTCGGCATAGTTCGCCCAGGTACGCCAGCAGATCGACATGACGCAGACGTTGCCGGCTACGCCCCATCGATTCGTACACGGTCACGAGATCGGCCGGTACACGCGCCTCGATCAACGTCACGATGTGGCGAAAGATCTGGCCGTGCGTGTCGTGCGAGAAGTGCAGCGGCGTGAGCGACGCGATGTGCCGGATCGAGCCGTTGTCCTGCAAAAGTGCGGACAGGACCAGCATCTCGGCGCGCGTTCTCAGATCGTTCTCGAATTTCATGGCGGTCACTCCTGTTCTTCGGTTGAACACGTTGCAGGTGCAACGCAGTCTTCGTCATCACTTCCCGGTTCGCGCGAGCGCTCGATGCGGCCGTGCGTGAGGTTGTAGTTCTCGATCGCTTCCTTCGCGAACGCGATCTGGTGCGCCGTGATGTGCTCGCCATCGCTCGCGCGCTGCAGTAGCCGATACGCCCAGCGGATACCGCCGCCGGCCGGTGCGCCGTGCTGGCGTAGCAGGCCGTTCGCCGTCTCGCGGATCTTCGCCAGCTGCTCGCGCGCGACTTCCGGCGACGAGCGTCGATCGTCGGTCAGCGCTGCGACGTTCGGCGTGTACATCGCTGGCTGCGGCCGGCAAAGATCGATGAAGCGCGGGAGCGTCGGCGGATGCTGCTCGTGGAACAGAGCAGCTACGCCACGCTTCAGGCCTTCGTCGGTAACGTTCGCGAGACCTTCGCGCCACGTCGCCTTGATCTCGACGATCTCGCCACCGCGCCACATGTCGTGAAAGCGCGAGCCGTAGATCGACTCCATGCGCGCGAACAGGCGCTCGATCCAAGGCTCAGGAATGGCGCGGATCATGGCCGATCTCCTGCATCGCAACGTCGATCACATCGCCACCAGCAGCTTCGCGCGCTCGACGCGCACGACCCGTTAGCTCGTCGCCCGCTCGCTTGCGATCCTTCGCACGTTCATCGAATACGGGCGCATGTCCGTTCACGCGTTGCCCGGTTCCGCGATGTCCTTCGCGTTGCCAGCGTTCGAGGATCGAGCACACGTAGGCCGCAGCGATCGCTTCGTCGGGATGCGCAGCATGCGCTTCCTCGCACGCGTCGGTGACGATCTCGGGCGTTACGCCTGCATCGGCCAGGGCGATGATCCGCGGATTCGATGGCGTCGCGCCGCGGACTTTCGCCTTGCGCATCGCCAGCGTGATCGACGCGGGGCCGGTTGGCGTGTGTGTGTCGGGCGCTTGTTCGTGCGCTCGCGCGGGTTTACCACTACCCACACTAGAACCCTTGGTTTTTAAAGAAGGCATAGAAGGCATAGAAGACAAAGAAGACAAAGAAGACAAAGAAGACAAAGAAGACATAGACGGGCTGAGCATGTCCTCGGCGTTGTCTCGACCATGTCCGTTCATTGCCTCGACATCGCCTTGACCGTGTCTAGGCTTTGCGTGGGTATGGCCGTGACCGTGCCTAGATTTTTCCTTCGTCGGTTCGGGAATCTTGCTCGCGACTTCGCGCGGATGCGGATGCTGGTGCGTTGTCCACTTCACGATCGAGATATACCGGCCGTCCTCGACGTGATAGCGGCGGATCAGACCGGCATCGTCGAGCAGCGTCAGCAGATCGTCGACGACCTCGGGCGTCACGTCGTTTTCGAAGCCGAACAGATAGCCCTTGATCATGCCTGGACGATCTTCGAGCCGGCCCGCTTTGTCGGCGAGACACCACAGGCCGGCGAACAGCAGGCGCGCATGCGGGAGCATGTAGCCGAGCGATTCGTTCCGGAAAAATTCGTACTTCAAGGTCCGTGCGCGTGGCATGTCGGTTCTCCCGATCACGCTGCGCATTCTGTTTCGCCCTGGCGCGCGCGTTCGCGTTCACGCTGGCGCTCGATCTTGCGTTCCTGCTTCCGATTCTGTTCGCGCCTGCGCTCGCTCTCGGCGATCGTATCGATGATCCATGCATCGATCTCTGACTCGCGCCACGCGACGGTGGTCTTGCCGATCTTGATCGACTGCGGGAACGTCGCTTCGGCCATCCGCATGTAGATCGTTTGTTTGATCAGACCGGTCCGCGCCATGACTTCGGGCAAACGCATGAAGCGTTCTTTCGCCGGTATATCGATTTGACGCAGTCCCATTTTTTTTACCTCGCTCAACCAGAATTAACGGGCAATCGAGAACGAACGGTAGGCGCTAAAAATCGGAATCGCAATGGGCCGGAATTGGTGCGAATCGGATTAACTGCCTTAGTTTCAAGCAGTGCAATTGAGAAAGCATCGCGTTTAATGTCCGTGTATGTCTTCGGATGTCCTCGCGTATCCACGCTCGTTTTTCCAGGATTTTTTGTGCGCTGCGCAACGACCAGGGAAAGTCCCTATGAATTTTTCTGGTCGGTAACTTTGGTGCGTCGCAAAAATATCATCAGGGGAAATCCCTGATCAGTGTCCACGCTTGTCCTGTAATGCGGGCCGGTACACCAAAGCGTTTGCGGCAAATTGTCAAATCCCCTGCCGATTTGACAGGCTTCCGACAGAAGAGGCGGCAATTCGTGTCCGAACATTCGTAGTAACCCGCTTGTCGGATCTTCCCGGTTTGTGCGTTGCATCGTTGATTGCGTCGTCCCCTGTCCCCAAAAAAATCGTGATTGAAATCCGCTAAAAGGCAATCTAGGATCAATCTTCATCCGGTATCCATGTCCTTTATTGCTCATTGACGTCTGTTTAAGTCTTCGGACGTAAAGACTTATGTATCGCCGGATATAACGACCAATATGTGAGACAGAAAGGGCTGCGCGAATAACCGAGGATCGTCACCGGGACCCGTATCAATCACGGTCCCGCGTCCGTCATTTCCCGAGCCGGCATTCGTCGACGACGACTAGATCGCGCTCGTCCCGTAGTACCTCACAACCTGATCGATCCGATCGCGAACGCGCGAGGTCCGACTATGGCTATTCGATTCGAAAAACGTTGCTCTGCGATGTCATGGCGTCACGTACTGCGTGACATCCCGCGTCCGCTTCGTCGACGCTGGCTCGCGATGCGTCTGCAGTTCGACACGCCGCGCGTTGATATCTCGTCGGCGTGGCTGCCGAAGCAGGTACAGCGGAACGTGCGGTACTAACAGCAGGAGCGACGGCACAGGCACATCGCCGTTTGCGCCTCGTTATGGATTCTGTAGCGGAGGTAGAAATGGGTTCACGCGATGAATGGCTGGCAGAACGAAGGAAAGGCGTCGGCGGCTCGGACGCCGCGGCGGCGCTCGGGCAGTCGCGACACAAAACGATGTTTGCGCTGTATCAGGAGAAAACAGACGACACGTTCGACGCGCTCGTGCTGCCTGATCAGGCGGAACGTATGCGCTTCGGCCAGCGTATGGAACAGGTCATCGCCGACGAGTACGCGCAACGCTACGGCGTGAAGCTGCGCCGGCACAACCGGCTCGCGTATCACCCGAAGTACGGGCACATGCTGGCGAACTACGACCGCACGATCGACGGCAGGCGCGAAGGACTCGAAGCGAAGAACGTCGATGCGCTGTCGTATCGCTTCGGCGAATGGGGCGAGCCGGGTTCCGACGAGATCCCGCCGGAATACATGCTCCAGTGCGCGCACTATCTGGCCGTCTCGGGCTATGACGTGTGGCATCTCGCGGCCTGTATCGGTGGTAACCGCCTCGAGGTTTATCACGTCGAGCGCGACGCCGAGATGATCGACCTGATCGAACAGGGTGAAGCGGACTTCTGGGCCTACGTCGAGCGTCGCGAAGCGCCGACGCTCGACTATCGCCATCCGAGCGCGATCCCGCTGCTACGGCGGATGTATCCGAGCACGAACGGCGAAACGGTCACGCTGCCGGCCGAAGCCGAAGCGCTGCACTACGCGCGCCTCGACTTTGCCGAACAGAGCCAGCTATTCGAGAACGGCGCGGACGCAGCGAAGGCCAGAATCCTGCACCTGATGGGCGAAGCGTCGGTCGGTCTGCTGCCGAACGGCGGCGGCTACACGCGCAGGATCATCGAGCGCAAGGCGTACGAAGTGGGAGCGATGAAGTATGTCGACTTCCGGTTTTCAGCGAAGAAAGGAGCCACGCAATGAGTGACGTTATCGCAGCGAATCCGTTCGATAGCCAGCCATCGCAACCGGCGGCCGCCGGCGCGTTGATCGCGATCGAGCAGTCGAAGGCCATCGCCGAGGTCCAGGCGGCGCTGATGTACGCGCGGGCGCAGCCGCGGGACCCGCGTCGCGCGATGGACAAGATCCTTCAGGACTGTATGCGCCCGGGACTGGCCGAGGAAGCGACGTACCAGTACTCGCGCGGCGGGAACGATATCAGCGGGCCGTCGATCCGGCTGGCGGAGACGCTCGCGAAGCGCTGGGGAAATATGGAAGCGGGCGTCAAGGAGCTCTCACGGCGCGATGGCGTGTCGGAGTGTCTGGCGTATGCCTGGGACTACGAGACGAACTATCGCGACGTGCGCACGTTCACGGTGCGCCACTGGCGCGACACGAAACAGGGCGGCTATGCGTTGCGCGACGAGCGCGACATCTACGAATTGATCGCGAACTACGGCGCGCGCCGCAAGCGCGCCTGCATCCTCGCGCTGATCGATGGCGATGTCGTCGAGACGGCCGTGCGCCAGTGCGAGGCAACGCTCGCGACAAAGGTCGAGGTGAACGACGAACTGATCGCGCAGATGATCGAGCGCTTCGCAACGTTCGGCGTGACGAAAGAGATGATCGAGAAGCGTATCCAGCGTCATATGTCGGCGCTCACGCCCGCGCTCGCGGTCTCGCTCAAGCGAATTTACAACTCGCTGCGCGATGGCATGTCGACGCCGGCCGAGTGGTTCGAAGTCGGCGACGATCCCGCGGCGAACGTCGCGCAGCCGGCCGGCGGCGGCTCGCGCGCCGAGACGGTCAAGTCCCGCATGAAAGCGAAGAAGGGAGCGAAAGCCGCCGCCGCGAGCGAGGGATCAGTCGCGCCGCAGTACACGTACGCGGACGTCGCCGACCGGCTGAAGACCGCGAAAACGAAGGACGAGCTCGACGCCGCGGCGGATCTGGTCAAGTCCGTGATCGGCGACGAAGCGCTGCGTACTGAACTGGGCGAGTTGTACTCGACGCTCGCGGCCGACTTCGAGAAGGGAGACGCATGATGACGCTATACGCTACGCGCGCCGAGATCGAAGAAGCGTTCGGATCCGCGATCGATGACGAGTCGAGCGAGATGATCGACGATCTCATGTACCAGCTTTTCTCGAAGGTCGTCTGCGCGTCCTTCGATAGCCCGCGCGCCGATCAGTGCATCGATTCGTTCGCGCTGCGAGACATCGTGCTGCGCATGGTCGCGCCTACGGATCTGTTCGCCCGCGCGAGCGTGACGATCGATCCAGACTCCGCGCTCGGTGAGTTCGTGCATGGCCTGATCGGTCTTGGCGAGTGCATCGTCGAGGCGCGCATCGCGCATATGTTCGGCGTGTCGCGCGCGGTGGCGAGTAGCACGCTGCTCGACCATCTCCAGCGGCTGGCACCGGCCGGCACGATCGAGGAACGTACGCAGCGCTTCGCGTGTCTGCTCGCGTACGAAGCCCGCGAGCCCATCGCAGGAGTCCAGCCGTGAACAGAATCCACTGCCGGGTATGCGACAAGCCGATCGACGATCAGACGGCGATCGCCTCGGTCCCGCACGTTCCGCACGATGGCGATGTCGGGATCTGTCTGTACTGCCGCACGTGGTCGGTCTACGAAGGCGGCGAACTGCGCGAACCGACGCCCGACGAACAGGACTGGATCGACACCAATCCGGACTGCGCGGATGCGGCTCGCGTCGCGATCATGTTCAACCTCTTGAGGGCGCTGCAATGAAAACGATGGAAGACCGCTGGACCGAATTCGCCGTGCAATGCATCTCGCCGAACGCGCCGGCCATCCAGTTTCAGGTGATGCGCATCGCGTTCTATGCCGGATTCAAGGCGATGCTCGACGTCGACGAAGAACTCACGCGCCTGACAGACGAAGCCGCGATCCTCACGCTTGAGCGCTTCTATCGCGAATCACGCAACTTTATCGCCTCGATCAAGGAGTAGGACCATGCTGGAATTTAGCAAAGTGCCGGTGAAGATCCTGCATCTGAACATCAGGACGGAACTGCATGGCGACGAGGAAAAAACGGCCGTCGACATCAAGCTCGGCTTTGACCTGCCGAACCACGCGCTCGACCAGTTGAGTCCGACGCTTCGACCGTCGCTGTACACGGCATCGGACGATCCTGATCTGCTCGGGCCGGACGCCGAGCACATGACTCACGTGAAGAACCCGCAGCTGGGCACGCTGCATTGGGCGGGCGAATTCGCGCCGGTTGGCCTGCATCTGCACACGGGCAACGGTCGCGGCACGAAGGGCGATCTGCTGTTCACTGACGCGACCTTCGGCAAACTCGCGATACTCGTCAAGGAGGGCGGGACGTGCTCGTGCATGGCGCGCGCGCAAGTCCTGCCGAACCCCGACGAGACGGCGAAGCTCGTCGGCCTGCTCAAGCACGAGATCCCGGCGTCGCTGAACTCGAGCGACGCGGTCGACGTCAAGGCCGAGAAGCCGGACGACGACGATGAATGAGCCGCCGCGTATCCCGCGACCGCTTGCGCCGGGAGGGCTGATCGTCGTCACCATGATCGTGCTGATGGCGATCGCCCTGTTCGCGCTGGTGATGGCGGGCGCGAGCGCGGGCGTTATCTGGCTCGTTCGCTGGATCGCGGCGGCGGGAAGCTGTCTTTAAGGGAGGGACGTCCAATGTCATCTCGGAACGCCAAGCGGCGCGCGAAGTTCAGGGCGCCGGACGTCGTACCCGAAGCTGTCGTTGTCGACGAGTGGGTGCCGGACTACGGTCGCGAGTGCGAAAACTGCGGACAGACGCCGTGTGTAACGGGCGTACTCGACGGAAAGGTCGTGTACGCGGGCTCGATGTGTGGCGTCTGCACATGGGGTGAGGCCGCATGCATCGATCCGGCGAACTGGTAGCGCCAGAGCAGCGCGCGCAGCGAACGCGCTGTCGCTGCTGCGGCCAGGTATTCAGCGACGCGAACGTATTCAGCGATGCGGGCTGGATCGAGACGCGCATCAGCGGTCTGTGCGAGGTCTGTTTCGATACGATCGCGGATCTTATCGAGATTGAAAATCTGAGAGGGGGTCACGATGGTGGATAGCCCGGCAATAAGTGAACCTATCGCGTCGCTGTCGATTAACGAGTTCTGTGAGCGATACGGGTTTGCGCGGTCGCATTACTACGTCCTGCGAGCCAGAGGCGAGGGGCCGGCGGAAGTTGTCGTCGGTACGCGCAAGGTCCGCATCACACTCGTCGCCGTCGACGAGTGGGAGAAGTCGCACACGCGTGCGCGTACGAGTACGAGCGCGCCGCCAGTAGCAGAACAGCCGGTCGCGCAGCAGCGGTCCGAGCCCGTCAAGGCCGCCGCGGCAAGGACGAAAAAAAAGCCCGTCAAATGACGGGCGTCCGATCCGGCAACAAGGCCCTCAACGCGCGGGCCTTTTCGTTTATGCGGCCTGTACGCTGTCGTCGTCGGTCTCTGTACGCGGACGATCGAGCAGCGCGATCGCTTCCGCGAGTTTCGACTCGCGCGCCTTCATGTATCGCTGCGTCATGCGGCTGTCTTTGTGACCGAGCAACTTCTGGACGTGATACTGCGCCGCGCCTTCGTTGATCAGACGCGTGGCCGTGTGATGCCGTGTATCCATGAACCGGAAGTCTTTGATCTGCGCTTCGGTCAAGATCTTCGTCCAGTCGCGTACGGCGCGCACAGGCTCGCCCAGTTCGTTCGTGAAGATGAATTCGAACCGTTTGAACGTCTGATCGCGCCACGCCTTCAGGATCGCGAACGCTTCGGCGTTCAGCGGTATCACGCGCGAGCGCTTGACCTTGGTCGTCCACGGCTCGACGGTGAACGTTTTCGCTTTCCAGTCGATCGCGGTCCAGCGCGCGCGCATCAGTTCAGAACGACGAAGGCCGGTATTGAGCGCGAACAGAACCGCCGGCTTGACGTAGTCGGCGAACGTCCGATGCCTGCTCGACAGATCCGCCAGCCGGCGGCCGTCTGTGCCTGTTTCGCGGATACGCGCATCGCGCGCGTCGAGCACGGCGCGCAGTCGCTGTTCTTCGTCGGCGGTCAGTTCGCGGCCGTGCTCGTCATCTTCTGCGTCGACCTTGGAACGCAGACGCGCGCACGGATTCGCGGTCACGATCTCGTGCTCAACGGCGTGCGTGAACAGGCCGCCGATCGATCCGAGCACGCGGTTGATACCTGTCGGCTTGCAGCCGTCCGCGAGACGTTTCTCGATCCATTTTTTCATCATCGGACGCGAGACTTCGTCGAGCCGCCTGTTCATCAGATCGGCGAAGTCTCGGCGGATATGTTTCAGATTCGCCTCGGGCGTCTCGCTTTTGGTCGTACCGAGCCAGAACGTCCGATAGTCGCCATCGAGATAGTCGCCGACGGTCGGCATCCCGACGTTCTTGGCGTCTGCTACGCGTCGCTCGTGCTTTGCGACGCGCGCCGGCGTTGTGTCGGCCTTGTGATCGGTGCGCGAGATAAAGGCGCGGATCGCGTCGCGCGCTTCGTCGACGGTCATCGGCGGTCGGCCGATCGTGATTTTCTGCTGGCCGTCCGGCGCGGTCCAGCGATACAGAAACGACAGCGTTCCGTTTGCGCGGATGCGTACGCCGAAGCCGGTCAGCTGGTCGTCGTATACTTCGCGCAGCGCCGGCGGCTGGCCGCCGGCTTTGATCGTCGCTTCGCGCTCGCGTTCGAGCCGTCTGAGCAGTTCTCTGTTGATTCGTTCTTTTGCCATTTTGTCAAGTCCGTCCGATTGTCAGATCGCGGAGACTTCGCAGTCTCCAGTTTTCTTCAGCCGAGACTAATTCGAGACTAGTTCAGCCGAAGACATAGCGAGATACGACAGGACATGCTGAGACATAAGACTTTGATTTCATTAGCAAAAGAATACACCAGACAACATCAAAGGATGGTCTGGCAGCCCCGCACAGGGGCAACGCTAATAGACCGATAAGACAACAAGGAGAGGCCAACCAAGCCAGAACAACGAAAAAACAGGCCCCGCCAAGGCCCCTCCGTAATAAGAACTTCTCATGACTGTCACGCCGAAGTCACGCGCACCCGGCCCAATACGGGCACCGCCACTCGACGCGTGAGCCATGGACCCCAATACGTCCGCGACTTCCCTGTTTCGTCAAACCGGACCGAGCGTCGACCCCGTCGCGTTCCGGCCCGCTCCGGGTTCTACTCAACACGGCCTGCCGCTGCCCGCGACGCCATCACTCGATGCCCATGCCGATCATCCCGATGACGGCCACGACGATCCGCATCGCTATCGCACGATCTGGCTCTCGGATATCCATCTCGGCTCGAGCGGCTGCCAGGCGGGATATCTGCTCGACTTCCTGCGCCACAACGAATCGGAGTACCTGTACCTCGTCGGCGACATCATCGACGGCTGGCAGTTGAAGAAAGGCTGGTACTGGCCGCAGGCGCACAACGACGTCGTGCAGAAAGTGCTGCGCAAAGCGCGCAAAGGCACTCAGGTCATCTACGTGCCCGGCAATCACGACGAAGCCGCGCGCCAGTTCTGCGACCTCGCGTTCGGCGACATCCACGTACGCGGCGAAGCGTTCCACACGACGCTCGCCGGCAAGCGGCTGTGGATCGTGCACGGCGATCTGTTCGACGGCGTGATCCAGCACGCGAAATGGCTCGCCTATCTCGGCGACACGCTGTACACGATGATCCTCGTGCTGAACCGCTGGTTCAACCGCATTCGCAGCAAGCTCGGATTTCCGTACTGGTCGCTGTCGCAATACCTGAAGCATCAGGTCAAGAACGCGGTCAACTTCATCTCGTCGTTCGAACGCGTAATGACCGACGAAGCGCGTCGCCGCGGCTGCGACGGCGTCGTCTGCGGCCACATCCACAAGGCCGAGATGCGCGAGATCGATGGCGTGCTCTATTGCAACGATGGCGATTGGGTCGAGAGTCTGTCGGCGCTCGTCGAGACTTATGAAGGCGAGCTCAAGGTGATCTTCTGGACTGCGCTGCGCGCGCCCCAGGCGGGCACGCAAAAAGCCCGCGCCACTGCCTGA